AGATTCAGTTTTAAGAGAAAATATTTTTATGCCACTTTCTGTAATGGAAAAAGCAGCAGAAAGATCAGCAACATCTGGATCTACAAATTTACTTAGAGCTGGTGAAGTTAGCTATTCATACGCAACAAGAAACAGCGCAGATAATATAATGAACGCAATGTTTCACTTAGCAAAAGGAACATCAAAAGACGATGCAAAAAGTTTAGTTTCAAGTTTATTTAATTTAGCAAAAGAAGCTAATGGGGCAAACGCAGCAAAACTGGGATTTGAAGCAGATGTCTTAGAAAAGTTAGCAAAGTTTCACGTTGAAACTGGTGGAGTATTAAAAGCTTCTAAATTAACAGAAGATCAATTGATTGATCAATTTACAGAAAGACTAATGTCAGGAAGAGTTGGAATAGCAAATCTAGAGGGCGAAGCAGCTGACCAAGCATTCTTGGGCTTAAAGAGGGCTGGATTAGATTTATCAAACGACGTCGTTGCAAGAGGTATGAGGGCTAGAATTGTAGATGTTCTTGGCGGTGATGCATTAAGAGTTGCAGGAATGGTTGATAAAGAGGTTGAAACAAGGGCTGGATTAGGCGGAGCCCTCGACAGTGCCAGAGGGGGGATTATTGATTTCTTGAATCAATCAGCTGAAACGCTATCTCAGGGCAACAATGCAACAAGGGCAAGAAATCAGATAAGAAGAGCCAAGCTTGGTCAAAGCCCAAATAAAATGTTAGAGTTTTATATTAATAATAAAACAAAAATGGGAATAGCTGGATTAGCAATTGGAGCCGTTGGATTAGGTTATATGGCTTCAAAAAAATATAGAGAGCATAATCTTTATGATGAAACACTTGAACAGCAACCTACTCCCCGAATGCCTACTGGACAAATGATGAATCAATCTTTTCCAATTGACGGTACTATAAATTCATACAGAAGAGATCCATTGGTTACAGCTGGTGTTGTTGGTAATCTAGATAGAAATAAAATAAACCATTATAAAATGGGAAATGATAAATATAATCATTTATTTGGAGGATAATTAAATGTTAAAAGTCGGTGCAGCAGTTGGTTTTGGGGCCCTATTTGGTTTGGGTGTAATGAACTCTGCAGGTAAATCAGCTAAAGAGGGTATGATGGAAGCCGCTTTTGGTAGGCCCGACGCAGATAGAGCATTTTTGGGAACAGAATTATCAGGAAGATTTTTAGCTGGATCAATTTTTGGTGGTCCAGTTGGTGGACTAATGAAGGCATCTGCACCGTTAGATTATCTGAGAGTTAATCCAGTTGCACCAACAGCAAGAATGCAAATCGGGTCAACAGTTTTGGGTGGGTTAATTGGTGGAACAATTGGTGGAATTGCTGGTGGCAAAAAATTTGGAGCCATTGGGGCAATAGCTGGAGCAGCATTGGGAGCAGCAGCTCCCCTAGGGTATACGGCAAGAAGAATACAAAATAATCAAGATTTTTATTCTCAAAGCCCATATGCAAGATCAAGACAGTTAGCAAATGAACTAAACGCATCGGGAGACATAGTTCTCGGAATGCACAATGCAAGAGGCGGATATTAATGGCAATTAATCCACTAACTGGACAATTTGAAGACCAAATGAATCCACAGGCCAATGAGCCATTGGCAATGAGAATGATGGGAGCTGCCCCTGGAATAACAGCATCACTTGGTATGAGCTCAAGAAGGGGTGCCAATACGCTTATGCGTGGAGGCTACTTCGACGATGCTTCAAGAAGAGCTACAAGACGAGCAAGTTATCAGGTATTCCAAAATGGTAGTCTTACACCCACTCCGGCGACAAGAAAATCATTTTTATTTGGAAGTAGAAGATTCGCAGATGATGCAGCAGCTCGTGGTAGTGGAAAAATGGCATTTGCAAAATCATCAAGAGTTAACAATGCATTTTATAGACCAAGAAATCTTAGTCGTTTTCATTCATTAAGTGTTTTTGGAGCAGCTGAGGGAAATAGTTTGTACACCTATGCGCAGGGTCATAGGTTGTTTAATAAAACAGAAAAATTTGGCATGGGTGCACTAAGAAATGCAGCTGGAGTAGGTGCTGGAGAAGCCGCATTGGGACCAGGACTTTTTGCTGCAATATCCGCTGGAAGAAGAATGGATTTACGTGGCCCTGGAAACCTTGATGATTTTGGAAAAAGAATACAAAGACTAGGCAGAATGAATACCCCAAAAGGGATGACCATGAATCCAATGTTCATAAGTCAAACTTTAGGGCCAGTAGATACATCAATTTATGGAACAGCAATGTCAAATCTTAGGGCTGGTGGACAGGGAGCAAGAGGGGTTGCTGGAAACTTATTAGCTTCTTCAATGGGTGGTGCAGGAACACAATATTTGGGTGGATACTTTAGAGGAGCACAAGGCTTTGCTCAATCAGCTGGTTTATCTGGGGCGGCAGAAAAGGGTGCACTAAGAGCTGTATCTCATCTAGATGAAGCGCTTGCTAAAATAGGTCTTCAAGGGCCAGGCATGGGGGGTAGAGCTCTTCAAGGTGGAGTTTTCAAGACACTTGGCACATCAAATACACTTAGGGCTCTTGGAACTTCAGCTGGAGCAAAAGTTCTCGGAGCAAGAGCAGCAGCAATGGCGATACCTGGTCTTCAATTTGTTGCAGCAGCGTCTTTTGTGTATGACTTAGGAAAGATGGCAGGAGAGGTAGTTAAAAGCGGAATCAATCTTGCCCGCGATGCTAACAAATCTCTTCAAGGTTCAATTAATAAACCAATATTTGGAATGGGTTACAAAGACACAGAAGCTGCAGCAACATCGAGGGCAAGGGGTGTTATGGCAATTCAAAATTCTAGACTAAACGCAAGAAGCGTGCTAGGATCTGAAGCTGCAATGATGGCTTCTCACTTTGGATGAAACATGAACGATAAAACAAAAAATTTTAGAGAGCAATTAAAAAAACTTTCAAGAGAAGATTTACTTGAAATAATAAAAAATCAAGATATAGAAATATATAAACAAGTAAATAGAATTGAATGGGTTTTTAAAAATAAACTTTCACATGTTAACTGGAATAATGGACAGCCAGTTTTGGAAAGAAACATGACCAATGAAGAATTGGCATATCTAATTGATGAACCATTTGAGATAGACAAAGAATTATTAGATATTGGCGTAAGTGCAGAACAGCAAAGACAAATACATATAGCAAAAGATCCAGTTGTTTGGGCTAAGCACTTTCTCAAGGTAGAACCAAGAGCTTATCAAATATTAATATTAAGACATCCATCTTTAAGAAAAGTATTAAGAGCTGGTCGTCGTTTAGGTAAAACATTTACATTAGCAATACAACTTCTTCACTATAGCTATACCCACAAAGACGGAAGATGCCTTGTTGTTGCGCCAATGAAAACTCAGGTTGAATTAATTTATCAAGAGATTCTTAGAATATCTTCTAAAAATGACATAGTTATGAATTCAATGACGAGAAAAGTAACTAGTCCACAATTTATGATGGAATTTTCTAATGGCTCAACTATTAGATTCTTTACTTCAGGAATGAGGTCTGGAGGAAAGTCAGACGTAGCTCGTGGTCAAGAAGCACACCTAATTATATTGGACGAAATGGACTATATGCATTCTGGAGACCTAGATGCATTATATGCAATGCTCCAAAAAACAGCTGAAGATCAACCAGATAAAGTAATGATAGGTGCATCAACTCCAACTGGTAGAAGAGAAAAGTTTTGGGAATGGTGCAACAGTAGTAGGTTCCAAGAATTTTGGTTTCCTTCATACGTAAACCCATTTTTTAGTAAAGAACAAGAGGATGAGTTTAGGGAACAATATTCAGAAATAGGATATAGACATGAAATTGAAGCCGATTGGGGCGAAGATTCAGAAGGAGTATATCCAAGAAAATATGTTGACATGGCATTTATTGATCCAGGCTGGAAATATAATGCTGAAGTAACTTCTGCTAGATCATTTTTTACAATAGGTGTTGACTGGGATAAGTATGGAGCTGGAACAAATATTGTTATAGTTGAAGCATGTAACGACAACTACGAAGACGAGAGATTTAGAGGAAGAATAAGAGTTTGTTACAGAGAAGAAATACCTCGTTCAGAATATACTTTAACTAAAGCTGTAGATAGAATAATGGAATTAAATAAAATATTTCAACCTAAACATATTTATGTTGATAGAGGTTTTGGAGAGGTTCAAGTTGAATTGCTTCATAAGGCTGGAGTTGAAAATCCTCAAACAAAATTAAGAGAAAGAGTGAAGGGCGTTTCATTTGCTGAAACAATAGAAGTTAAAGATCCATATACTCATCTTCCGGTAAAAAAAGAAATGAAACCATTCATGGTTGACAACTTAAGGCAATATTTGGAAAAAGAAAAAATTCTTTTTTCAGAAGCAGATGAAGAACTTTATTTACAATTAATATCCTACATAGTCGTAAGAACTACCCAAACTGGAAGACCAGTTTTTGAAGCAGGTGGATCAGCAATGGATCACGCGCACGATGCACTTATGCTTGCTCTTTTAGCGATTACTCAAAATTATGGCGAACTCATGAAATCAAACTATACAACGAAAACTCAATCATTTTCCAATACATTTTATATGCCTAAACCAACTAATTCAGAAGATAGCGTAGAGCCAAAACATACGCCATCAGTTGGTAGGGCAGATGCTCTTATGGCATCTAGAATTGGAAGAATGGCTGGAAAACCAAAATTAAAAAGAAAAATATTTTAGGTTAATTTATGTCAATTAATAACATACAACAAACTGTAAATGGTTCAAATGATTTTTATTCAGCAGAAAAAGCTGATGTTTCTTTTTTTGAGCAAAGATCACCACAAGAAACCATAAACGCAAGCAAGTCAGGAACTATTCCTGGAAAGTTTGAGTACAGCCTTAGACCAGATTATTTTATACCTTTAGAAGGGTGTAGAAATCAAATAATGCAAACATATAATTTTTTAAATCAAACTAAATTGACTTTAGAAAAATTATTGTTAAATATTTATATAAATCCATTTATAAATATTTCTTTAGAAGAATCACATAAAAAATTGTGGAAAGAATTATTAAAATATAATTCTACACAAAAAGATGCACCAGACTATATTTCTTTCAACGAATATAAGTATGCAGAGAGATCTATGTCGACTAGTGCTAGAAGAATGATAGAAAATTACCATCAATCAATTTCGCAGTCATCTTTTGCATATTTATTTGATTTACGAAATTTACTTATATTTATGCTAAATGAAGCTTCAAATATAAAAGATATTTTATTATTAAAGTTTGGAGATGATTATGAAGACGATTCACAAAAACAGATCGCATTACAATTTGACTCATGGGCCAAGATGGCGTCACAACACACGCAGTACATTAGGCAGACAATCATATCGTCCCCAGGCGAAATTCCAATTTCCGAATTGGATAAAACAACAAAAAAACAAGCAGTTGAATTCCAAGCGTTTTTTTCAATTAAATTAAACGCACTTCATGATGAAACTAAAAATATTTTAGAATCTTTAAAAAGAGATTATATTGATAATTGTGATATTTTTTATCAAAGATATTTATCTCAATCTATTGATTTTAAAAATCAAATAGTTTCTTCGATGGAACTAGATTATTACACAACAGCACTTTCAAGAGAAATGCCAGTAATGACACAAGAACTATTGTCTGCAACTAATGTTATTAATTCAAACTTTGGAATGATTTTAGCAGACATGATACAAAGAAATAATGTTATTAATTTTAATGTAGAAAAATTATTTTCTCTTGTAGTAAACAAAAGAAAATATTCAAATTATATATATCAATTGTCTTTTAAGGGACAACCAAAACCAGTAATAATTAAATCCGTTAAAAATGACCAATATGCCAAAATATTTGATTCGACCTATCAAACATATAGAACGGAAAGCGATTTAATTTCAAGTCACTCCAGTTTAGATGATTTAACAGAAAATCATCATCCACAATATTTATTAAAAAATGGTGGGACTATTGATGGAGATATATTAGTAAAAAATAACGCAAAGATAGACGGTGTAAATATATCAACACATTCACATACTGGATCTGATGGTTCACAAAGAATTAGAT